AAAAAATAAAAAAGAAATAAAAAAAAATTATGAATATAAAGAAGATAATTGTATTAAAAAAATAATATAATAAAATTGTATATCAAAAAATATCAAATTTTATGCTACTAGTAACAACCCCATAATACTATTTCATATTCTTTATCAATATACTTAACATCAAATAACTGATTTGGTAAAATAAGAAATTCCATTATAATTATACATAATATTTAATTGTTATAAATATTAAATTAAAAAAAAATTGTTTATGATAATAATTTGTGAATATAAATACAGTCATAATAATTCTTAAATTTTAACATATAATATTCAATAAATTTTTCTAAATTTTCATTTTTATTATCAAATATAGTTTTACAAATATTTATTAATTCACACATTATGTTAATAGAAATAAAATCTTTTGGTAATTTATCATCATACATTTTTATAATTTTTAATAATTCTGATAATTCATTTGTTATATATATTTCATAATCATTTATTAATAATTTATAATTAATTATTTTATTTCTTGTTTTAATAACTTCATTATTGAAATCTTCTTTACTTAAAGTAAAAAACTGCATCTTATTTATTAATAATATTAAAATTAAAAATTTTCAATTTTTTAATAGAAAAAATCATCCATATATTCAGTAATCCAATCATTTTCTAGATTTAGTAATAATTCTAATTCATTATCTTTTTCATATTCTTCAATAATTAAATTTTTTAATTTTAATATTTTTAAGTTATTAACTTCAATAAAATTATTAATTTCTGTATTATTATATATATTTAATTCTCTATCATTTCTTCCAATAGTTAATTCTGATTTAATTATTTTTAATATTTTATTGTAAATAATAAGTTCAACATTTTCTTTAATATTTGTCATATTTTTATATATTATATTTATTTATTTTTTCAATTTTTTATATTAAAATATAATTAATTATAAATTTATATAATATTAATAATGAATAGAATTAACTTTATAAATGCAATTGAAAAATATATAAAATTTGTTAAGATAAATGATATAGATGATATAGAAGATATTGAAGTAATTATAAATGAAGAAAAAATAAATAGTTGTGATTTAAAACATTTAAAAAAAGTAATAAATAAGATAATAAATGATGAAGAATATAAAATGATTGATGATGGTGAATTATTATCAAATAATAGTGAGTGTGTAATAATTAAAGAATATAATGATGAAGAATTTGAAATAATAAAAAATAATTATTTTAGGATTAGAAATATTATATCACCGCCTCAAAGGTCTCCAATGTGGTTTGCTTTAAGAAATAAAGTTATATCAGCTTCAGATGGTGGATGTGCTTTAGGTTTAAATAAATATGAGCCACAGTATAAATTTGTTTATAAAAAAGTATTTGGTTCAACATTTATAACAAATAATGCTTGTTATTGGGGTAAATGTTATGAAGATGCTGTTGTTCGTTCTTATGAATATTTAAATGATTGTGTAGTTGAAGAATTTGGTTTATTACCAAATGAAAAACAAAAATATATTTCCGCTTCTCCAGATGGAATAGTTCATCCATTTAGAAAAGATGGTAGTAAAAGTCTTATTCCATCAAGAATGCTTGAGATTAAATGTGTTGTTTCAAGACAATTAAAATTTGAGGGTGGTATATATGATAATATGTGTCCTCAATATTATTGGGTTCAAACTCAATTACAAATGCAAACTACAGATGTTTGTGAATGTGATTTTGCTCAATATAAATTAGAAGAATATTCAAATAAAGAAGATTTTTTAGAAGATACACATAATGATTGTGATTTTAAAAGTAAAGAAAAAAATTTAGAAAGGGGATTATTAATTGAGGTATTACCAAAAATTTTAGAACCCAGTGATTATTTGGAGGATAATATGGATGGGTATTTAAAGATGCAAACATTGTATGATAAAGCAAAATCAATATTTCCTCCTAAAATGGATTTAACATTAAAAGAAATGGATGAATGGATTGAAGAATTAAAAACAAAATTAGAAAATAATGAGATTTATGATGAAATACAAGATGATAAAGGTGATATTACATCAACAATATATTTTGGATTTCATAAAGTTAAATATTATAGAATAATTGAGAGAAATTGTACTTTAATAGTAAAAGATGATAAATGGTTTGAAGATAAAATACCAGTATTTAAAAGTGTGTGGGATAATGTATTATTTTTAAGGGAAAATGAAAAAATAGCACAACAATGGAAAAATTATATTGATTGTATGCTTAGAAAAAATAATAAATCTATAATGGAAAAGTTATATAATTTAACTGAAATAAAAATACCAAATTAATTATAAATCTTTAATTTTTATAGGGTTAATATCTTGTTTTAATGAATATGTTGCACCCTCTGGTTTTGGACCTTTTCCAATTAATGAAAAATAAAATACAGGTCTTTTTTTTAATTTATTTTCTCCACCTCTATGAACTATTTTAGAGGACCATATTACAATAGAACCTTTTTTACCACTGCATAATTTTTTTTTTAATTTAAATATATTCATTAAATCAACAATACTTTGTTTATTTAAACCAGCATTAAATTTATTAGATTGTTCTTCATTATAGTCATTTAAATTATATTTTTCATATAAATTATTTATTTTACTAAATAATTTATTTGATTTTGGATAAACCTCTAAAGGACCCATTTCATCATTGATATCATCTAAATATATTCCGAATGATACTAAATTAGCATAATTTTTATATGTTTGTTCTGGATCAATATCAGTATGCCATATTTGAGGATAAGAGCCTTTTTCACTAATTAATGAAGAACATTCAATAATAGTAGAATCTGGTATTATTGAATCTATAAAATTTTTAATTTTGTTATAAACTTTGTTAATATAAATATCAACGTCTTTAATATTTAACATTAAATCTTTTCTTTTATATTGTGAATTTATTTCTCCTAGTATATTATCATTTTTTTCTTCATTATCTATTATTTTTAATATATTATTACAATCGACATTATCTAAAATATTTGGTATAATTAAATATCCATTATTATTAAAATTTTCAACTAATTTTTTATTATTAATATTTTCAACTAATTTTTTATTATTAAATTTTTCAACTAATTTTTTATTATTAAAATTATCTATTAATAAAAATATTAATATTATTAATAATATTGTTATTATTCTTATCATATAAATAATAATATAAAAAAAATTAGATATAATAATATTTATATAATTAGTAATAAAGATGTTAGTATATCATATAAGCGATATTCATATTCATAAACAAGAAAGATTTAATGAATATAGAAATGTTTTTAAAAACTTGTTAAACAAAATAGAGAAGAATAATTTAATTGTTATAACAGGTGATGTTTTTCACGATAAATGTCATATAACGCCCGAATCACTAATATTGTTTAAAGAATTAATAATTGATTTAAGTAATTTATGTGAAATTATTATTATTGATGGAAATCACGATGTTAATATAAATAATAATAAAAGAAAATCTAATATTGAAGCTTCATTAAAAGGTTTAAAAACAAATAAAATGATACATTATTTAAAAGAAGATAATAAAAGTGTAAAAATTAAAGATATTAATTTTATTTTAACTGTGATGAATGGTAATGTAGAAAAATTTAAAAAAGTTAAAGGTGAAAAATATGTGGCTTTATATCACGGAACTTTATATAAATGCAAAATGAATGAAAATTATGAAATAGATGATGATAAATATTTAAAAATTAAAGATTTTAATGATTATGATATAACAATGTTGGGTGATATTCATAAACATCAATTTTTAAATAAAAATAAAACTATTGGTTATTCTTCATCCTTAATTCAACAAAATTTTGGAGAAGATTTATACGATCATGGAATGATTATTTGGGATATGGATAAATTAAAAGGTGAGTTTGTAAGAATTGAAAATGAAATATGTTATATTAAATGTTATTTAACAAAAAATGGTTTTAAAATTCCTGAATTAAATGGAAAAAATAAATTAAATATTGAACTAAACTATGAAAGTCATTTGATTTCATCTTGTGAAAGCCAAATAAAAATTTTAAAAGAAAAATATACAGTATTAAATTATCGTTATAATGAATTAAAAAATAAAGAAACTAAAAAAGATAATAAAATATTAAAAAAAAATATTGTTGATGTTTATAAAGATTTTACTAAAATTAATAATTTACAAGAAGATAAAGATATTATAGATATATTAAATAACTATGTTAGTGATAATAATATAAATAATAAAGATATTAAACTAAAAAAAGTTAAATTTTCTAACTTATTTTCGTATGGTGAAAAAAATATTATTAATTTTAAAAATTATAATGGTATGGTTTCTATAATTGGTGAAAATGGAAGTGGTAAATCAAGTTTAATAGATGTTATTTTATTTATATTATTTGATAAATTTAGCAAAGGTAAAAGTAAGGATGCATTAAATATTAAAACCATCAATGGCGAGGGTATTTTAGAACTTGAAGTGAATGGAGCAGAATATAAAATAGTTAGAAAATTAGAGAATAGAACAAAATCATCTAAAATATATATAGAGAAAAATGGAGAAAATATTTCTGAAGATAATAAAACAAAAACTGATAATTTAATAAAAGAAATTGTTGGTAGTTATGAAGAATTTATTACAACTAATATTCTTCTTCAAAATGAATTAGAAATATCTTCTATGAATGATGTGGATAAATTAAAATTATTATTGGAATTATTAAATATTAATAAATATGAAGAAATTAAAAAAACAATGGAAAAAAATAAGAACTCTTTAAAAAGAAGTATAAATGCTTTGATTAAAGAAACTGATAAATATTCATTAACTATTAAAAATAAAAAAAATATTTATGATGATATAATTAAAAATGAAAAAGAATTAAACGATGTAGATAATAAATTAAAGGATATAATAAAAAAAAAATGTAAGTATGAATGTGATATAGAGAATTTAAATATTAATGACTATGATATGGAAGAAATTGAAAAAGAAATAAAAAAATTAAAGAAAAAAATTAAAAATATGAAAAATAATGAGACATCAATTGATGAATTAGAAGATATTGTTGAAGAATTAAAAAAGGAAGTTTATGAATTAAATTTACAAAAGAGTGGTGTTAAAAATATTAAAATAGATAAAGAGAAAATAGAAATATCATTACAAAATACAAAAAATTTAATTGAAAAAACAAAAAATTCTATTTTTGATAGTAATATTAATATTATAAATGATGAAGATATAATTAAAAAATATGATGAATTAAAAATTAAAACTGAAAAAAGTATTAAAAAAAATAAAAAAAATATTGATAAATTAATAAAAATAGAAAAAGATTTGAATAAAGAATTATTACTTTCTAAAAATAAAGGAATTATTGAGCCTTATCAACATAAAATAGATAAATTATGTTTTAATGATAAATGTAATAATTGTAAAAATAATAGAGAGGAAATTAATGAAATAGAAAGATATAATTTAAATAGTATAAGAGATAAAAATGAAATACTTGAGGATATTAATAATTTAATGTTAGAAGATGAAAAAAATAAATTATATGATTTAGAACAAAAATTAAAATATATTGAAAAAGATTGTAATGATGAAATAAATGAAAATAAAATTAAAATTAAACAAAATGAAAATAGTAAAAATGAATTTGAGAATAATAAAAATAGTAAGTTAATAAACTTACAAAAAGAAGTAGATGAATATTTATTATTGCTTGAAAATAATAAATTATTGGAAATTGATAATGATATTAATATTAAAATAGAACAAAAACAAGAAAAAATAAATAAAAAACAAAAAGAATTTAAATCATTAAAAGAAGTTATTCAAAATGAAAAAGAAATTGAGGAAAGATTAAAAGAATTAAAAAAGGTTAGAAAAAATTTTGAGAAATATGAAGAAATTAAAATAGAATTTGATAAATTAATTGATGAAGAAAAACAAAATGAGAGAGAATTAAAAAGTAAAAAAAATATAGAAAGAGAATTAAGTTCAAAATATGGTGAAATATTAGGTATTGAGGAAATATATAATGAAAAAATAAAAGAGTTGAATGATAATAAAGAACAACATAAAAAAATTATAAAAGTTGTTGATTTATATGAAAAGAATAATTTTATTGGATTTATAATGGATAATTATGTAAAAAGGTTGGAAACATTAATTAATAATACATTAATGTCAATAGTTGATTATAAAGTTAAAATAGAACAAGATATTGATGAATTAAGAATATATAAAATTGAAAATGAAGCAATGATTAATATTAGACAATTATCAGGTAATGAAAAATTTTTAATTAATATTGCTGTTAAGTCAGCATTAAATAATATGAGTGTATCATTCAAAACTAATTTTTTTATAATTGATGAGGGTTTTGGTAGTTGTGATGAAATTAGATTAAAAAAAATAAATAATTTATTAGATTTATTAAATAAAGAATTTGAATTATGTTTAGTTATATCGCATTTGGATATAATTAAAAGTAAAAAAAATAAAGAAATTAATATTAAAAGAAATAATGAAGGTTTTAGTTATATTGAATAATTATTTATATTTAAAAAATATTTATTAAAAATTATTTAATGAATGTTGATAATGCAACTAAATTTTCTGATTTATTACAAAATTATGAATATGAAACTATTGAAAAAAATTATGATATTAATAATTATGAAAAAGTCAATAGTCATATAAATGAAACAAATATATTAGATAATTTTGATTTTATTTATAATATAAAAGTTAAACCAATTAAAGTAGATAAAGAAGTATTTGAAAATAATTTATTTAAAATTATGATAGGAGGTTCTCAAATTTATTATAGAGAAAATATTCAAATAAAAAAATGTAAAGATAAATTTATTCAATATAATATAAATTTACCAACTCCATCATTTTATAAATATCATGAATTTCATATTGTTTTAAGTAAATTGAATGATAAATATAAAATAATAATCAATGGAATTAAATTTAAAAATATGAATTCTTTAACTAAAGATAATTATATATTATATGATTGTTATGATACATATATTTACAGTTATATTACCAGTTATAAATATAATATTGCTTCTTGTAGTGGAATGTTTGGTATTTTTCGTAATAATTCAAGTTATTATGATGATATTACAGGATGTAGTAAATATTATAATATTATGAATAAAATAAGAACAGAAATATGGGATGATTTTAAAAGAACAAATTATGAAATAACAGAAGATAATGATATTTTATATATTGGATATATGAGAATTAAATATATTATAATAGATGCAACTTATTATTATTTATATAATAATAAAAAACATACAACTAATGAAATATTTTCAATAATAAGAAAATATATAGAAAAATGGAATAGAAGAAAAAATTTTATAATGTTTTTAGTTGGTTCTGGATTTATTTCAACAAATGAAATATATAGAAATTCAAGACATACGATATTTGAAGTAGAAGATTTATATAGATATATATGTAAATTTATTTGAATTATATGAATAAAAAATTGAAATTTTATATATATTAAAATTAAATAATAAAATGGACGAAAATTACTGGATTGTAGATAATTGGTTGATATTTAAACCTGAATTTAATGAAGAATTAAATGAATATTATGATATAATAAATAGATATAGTAAAATAATATTTAGTAATTATAATAAACCTTTAATAGTAATTGAAACAAATAATAAATGGAATAAAGAATATAATTATATTTATATTCCATGTGAATTTAATAAAAAAATAGATTTATTAAATAATATTAATTTAACACATTTAATTTTTGGAGATAATTTTAATCAAAAAATTGATTTATCAGTTAATATTAATTTAACACATTTAATTTTTGGAAGTTTGTTTAATCAAGAAATAGATTTATCAAATACTATTAATTTAACACATTTAACTTTTGGACAATGTTTTAATAAAGAAATAGATTTATCAAATAATATAAATTTAACACATTTAACTTTTTCATATAGATTTAATCAAGAAATAGATTTATCAAATAATATTAATTTTACACATTTAACTTTTAGAAATTCTTTTAATAAAAAAATAGATTTATCAAATAACATTAATTTAACACATTTAACTTTTGAAGATTATTTTAATCAAGAAATAGATTTATCAAATAATATTAATTTAACAAATTTAACTTTTGGAGATGATTACGATCAAGAAATAGATTTATCAAAGAATATTAATTTAACACATTTAACTTTTGGATGGGAGTTTAATCAAGAAATAGATTTATCAAATAATATAAATTTAACACATTTAACTTTTAGATGGGAGTTTAATCAAGAAATAAATTTATCTAATAATATAAATTTAACACATTTAACTTTAGGATGTTATTTTAATCAAGAAATAGATTTATCAAATAATATAAATTTAACACATTTAACTTTTGGAATGGATTTTAATCAAGAAATAGATTTATCAAATAATATAAATTTAACACATTTAACTTTTGAAAATCGTTTTAATCAAAAAATAGATTTATCAAATAATATAAATTTAACACATTTAACTTTAGGACATGAATTTAATCAAGAAATAGATTTATCAAATAATATTAATTTAACACATTTAACTTTTGGATGTTATTTTAATCAAGAAATAGATTTATCAAATAATATTAATTTAACACATTTATCTTTATCATATAATTTTAATAAAAAAATATTCATTCCATTAAATCTTAAAAGTTTAACTATGGATTATTGTGATAATCAATATATAATTGATAATTTACATAATAATATTGAAGAATTAAAAATATTTAATAATGAATTAAATTTAAATAATTTACCGAATAGTATTAAAAAATTATGTATTAAATATTATAATAAAGAATTAAATAATCTTCCAAATTCAATAGAATATTTAAAATTACAATATTATAATTTTAAAATAAAAAAAATACCAAAAAATCTTAAAACAATTAAATGTAATAGAGATTATCCATATATTGATGATTTTAAAGATTATGAAGTTATTTATAATTAAAAATTGAAAATTTATTTATATAATGGATTAAATAATAAAAATGGAAAATAATTACTGGATTGTAGATGATTTGTTAATATTTAAACCTAAATTTAATAAAATATTAACTGAGGAAGATTATACAGTTATTAATAGTTATAATAAAATTATTTTTAGTAATTATGATGAACCATTTATACCTTTTGATTTTATTGAAAATAAATTTATAGAAAAAGATAAAATTATACCAAATGAATTTAATAATGAAATAGATTTTTCGAATAATCCAAATTTAACACATTTATTTTTGGGTGAATATTTTGATAATAATATAAATTTATCAAAAAATTTTAATCTTGAATATTTAGTATTTTCTAAAAGAACTTGTTTTAAATCTCATGTAGATATACAAAATAATATTAATTTAAAATATTTATTTTTAGGTAATAGATATAATAAACATATAGATTTATCAAATAATATTAATTTAGAATATTTAATTTTAGGAAATGATTTTAATCAAGAAATAAATTTATTAAATAATATTAAATTAAGATATTTAATACTTGGATGGTATTTTAATCAAGAAATAGATTTATCAAATAATATTAATTTAATACATTTAATTTTTGGATGGAAATTTAGTAAAGAAATAGATTTATCAAAAAATATAAATTTGATACATTTAAGTTTTAAAACTAATTTTTATCAAAAAATGGATATTCCATTAAATGTTAAAAGTTTAATTATGAATTATTGTGATAATCAATATATAATAGATAATTTACATAATAATATTGAAGAATTAGTAATATATAAATCAGAATTAAATTTAGATAATTTACCAAATAGTATTAAAAATCTATATACTGATAATTATAATAAAGACTTAAATAATCTTCCAAACTCTATTGAATATTTAGAATTAAAAAATTATAATTTAAAAATAAAAAAAATACCAAAAAATCTTAAAACAATAAAATGTAATAAAGATTATAAATATATTGATGATTTTAAAGATTATGAAGTTATTTGTATTTAAAACACAATCTGTTTAATATTATATATTATTTTTTTAATACTTTTATATTCTTCCTTACTAACACTTTCTTTAAAAAAATAATCATCTGGATATAATTTTTCATCTTCTTCTTTTTTTAAATCAACAATTATATGATAATTATTATCATATTCAAATTTATCAATAACATCATAATTTAAATTACTTAATCCATTTTTCTTATAATTTTTGTAATTATAAATTTTTTCATATGTTAAATTTTCTCTTACTTTTTGAATATTTAATTCATCTACTTTTTCTTTTGTATCTTTCAATTTTCCTTCTTTTTCTTCAATATCTATTACTCTTCCTTTATTTTTAGAAATATTATATATTGGTTTTCCAGTTTCATATAATCTTAATAATAAACATTCATCTTCTCCTTGCCATCCATAAAAATTATTTGGATAACCATTTATTTCATTAAAAAAATCTTTATTACAAGATATTAAAGCACCAGCAAATGGTCGTTTATTTTTAATATCAATACTCTCATATCTTGTTCCATAAACAGCTAAAGCATTTAATGAGTTAGTAGTTTTAAAGAAATATTCAATTAAATTACTATCAGGTATTGTATCAACATCAGAGAATATATAATTATCATATTTTTTTTTGCTATTTTTATTAAGATAATCAAAACCAATATTTTTCAATTTACCAATATTAAATTTATATTTTTCACTTTGTTCTACAATAATAATATCATAATTACAAATTGGTTTTAATAATTTATTCATCCAATATGTATAATATCTTTTTTGTATTAATCTTTCATTATTAGGTTGATTTCTATAACATACTATAATTGCTATTGTTTTATCATATTTCTTAAAATCCAATGATTTTGGAATTATTTGTGTTAAAACTTTCTGCATATAATCAAAAATTCCATCTTTTTCTAAATACTTTTTATAAAATTCCATTCCATTTTGTGAGATTTCATAACACTTCTTATCATTATCTTTACACCATTTAATTTGGTCTATCAAATTATCTAAATTTTCATCAACTGGAATATAATGGACGTATGGCTTTAATAAATAACTAAACCATAAATAATATTTTGAATCCGGTTTTAATACAACACTATTTAATGAAAATTCATTACCCATTCTAAAAGCACCCACATGTCCGTCTAAGTTTAATATATATTTATATTGATTTTGTTCTTCTAATTCCATTCTATTAACAAGTTGAATTTTTGGTTGAATAACATTTAATGGATTGTTTAATTTTTTTTTTAATTTTCTATTAAATTTAACTACACCAGAATTTAAATATTCTGGATATTCTTTTGATAAAATAGAAGCTTTAATTCTAACATTTCTTTCATCAACATCACAGCCTGTAGCTGTTCCTCTAAAAATGGCTATGTTTTTTTTATCTTTCCATTCTACATTTTTAAAATTATTTAAATAACCATTTTTACAATCATCCGGATATATTCTTTTACTTACTCTCATCCAATCATCTTGTGTTATTAATGGAATATCTGCTGTATCTATAGATGGACCAACAGAAAGAATAGGAGCATATTTATTATGTAAATATTTATTATCTAAATTTTTATTAACTATACTCGTATAACTATCTTTTAAATTTTTATTTAACATTGGATGGTCTCTAACATTTATAAAAAATATACAATCTGGTAATTTTCTATTAATACAAAGTTCATTAAAAAAATCTTCAAATAAAGCTTCATTTTGGTCTCCTTCATATTTTTCATATTTAAAAAAACAATCATTGGCAATCCATTTTCTTCTATCTAATTCTTTATTTTTATTTGGAAGATGATATTTAGTTAAGTAATATTTAACTGTATTATTTAGTTTAAATAATAATTTTTGATTTTTTGTTTTTTCATATTCTTTTAATATTTTTTTATCATTATCATCAAAATATAATTCAGTGTAAAAATCATTTTTATAATTATGTTTTGAAAATGGTAAAAATATAACTAATCTATTATTTTTAATTCCAATAAGTATTCCTTTTTTCATTTTATGAAACATATATTCCATTGTATTTTTTATTGAATTAAAATCAGTTTTAAACTTATCCCAAATTTCAATACTATGATTTTTAAAAATATTATTTTTTAAATCAATAGTTTCTAATTTATTATATAATGTTCTAATATAAATATACCCATATCTTTCAATATCTATCATATCTCCAGCGTGAAAAAATAATTGATTAAAATTACTAAATTTTGGATTTGTTTGTTGATATTTAACACTTTCTAAACATTTTTCTTTATTAGAAAATACTGTTTTTCTTTTTGTAAATTTATCGGTTTCATAAATATCTACTTTATCATTATTAAAATTATTTTCATACCATAATAAAAAATCTTTTAAATCTTCATTTTTTCTATATATTGGCATTTGATTTCTTTCTAAATTTTTAATAGTATTCCAAAAAGCACTTTCTTTTATTAGTTTATAATCATATAATGATACATAAAAATTAACCTTTTTAATATCTATATTTTTTATTTTTTCTTCAATATTCTTTTTAATAACTTTATTATTACATTCTATTTTATTATTTTTTATCTCAATCTTAACAAATGTTTTATTATTGAAAAGTTCATATATTATAAAGTAATTATAAATACTCATTATTATTATTATTATAAAAAAAAATTGAAAAATAATTATTCACAATATCCTTTAGGATGTGGTGGTGATAATGTTCGTCATGATTTTGGAAATCTTATTTCCATTAAAGTGTCACTTTCATGAAGTGAAAAAGCACAAGGAAAAGATGCATGGATTTCAATCACATCTGAAGAATTTAATAAATTTTTCATTTCTCCAGAATACAGAAAACACTTTGTCTTTGAGATTGAAACAGATATTTTGAAAAATACCGACAAGAATGAAAAAGTCTGGCACTCTGTTTGGAAAAATTTAAAATTTCACTTTGAGAATTCTCGTAAATATGCTGGATTTCCTGAGAATTTTAATTATTCTTGTTCTAGTAAGAGTGTGAAATCCAGAATATTGGATAGTTCAACTTTTGGAATGGGTATGTGTGCTCTTGTGGATGAATGGTCTGATTGGTATGTTTATTCTGGACTTTACCTAAATGGATGAATTTTCTCTATGTAAGTGAAACAGAGATATTTTTTCTTGTAAGAATGAACCAAACTGACCAGTGGATTAACTCCATAAAACTGAAAAGTTTAGATTCAAATCTATATTTTGCAGTGCTTCAAGAGATATTTGAACAAAAAAGAGAAAAAAGTATGTATATGAGGAGAATTTTCTTCGCAAGCTTTCTCTCTCATTATGGTTTTACCAAGACTATTGAAAATGAGATTGAAATTGATACGCCATGTCATAATGTTTTTGGTTGTTATGACCTTCAACGCCACATCGGAAGCTTTCTCTAAAGAAAAAAGGATGAATTTCCTTATTGTAAATAAAATTTATGTATGTTGTATATATTTTGTAAATAACACTCATTAAAATTTATAATTAAAATAATATTTATTTATTTAAAATAAATGAGTGAAATTGTATTTTCAAAAATAAATGTTGAAGATTATATTCTTCCTCCAGAATTAGATGAAAATATTAAATCATATGTATATGGAGAAGTTAATGAAAAGGATTTATTAGAAATAATTAAAACATTTGAATATGAAAATTTAAATTTTATAGATATTGGAAGTGGATGTGGCAAAATAATTATTTATTTATCTTATAAATTAAATATATTTTCTACTGGTGTTGAAATAAATATTAAAAGATATGATAAAAGTGTTTCATTACTTGAAAAATTTAATATATTTAATAATATTGAATTATTAAATCAAGATTATAAAAAATTATATTTTGGTAATTATGATATTTTATATTGTTGTAATAAAGTATTTGATAAAAAAGATAATAATATATTATATAATAAAATATTAAATGAATTTACTGGTTATTGTTTATTATTTGATTATAATCATATATTGAAAAAATATTTATTATATAAAAAAGAAATTAGAACAAGTTGGAATAAAAATGAATTTGTTTATATTTTTCAAATCTAATATACTAACTTATATTCAAATGACATTCCAACAGGAGTTGTTCTAATAACTTTAATAATATTATTTGTTTTAAAATTATAAAATTTTGATACGGGGTCATTACTTAATATAATTTTTAAATCTTTTTTTTTAATTGTCGGATATTCATCTAAAAATTGTTGTTCTTCATCTTTATTTAATGGAATAAATTTAGGCTGAAGTATATTATCAATAACTATAAATGATAATTCAAAAAATGTAAATATTTCTAAATTACTACTATTATCTTCCTTTTTCATATTAGATAATTGTTTCAAACTATTAATTGATTTAGGTGTTATGTCATTAACAATTAATATTTTATATTTATTGATATTTTTAATTATAAATTCTTGAATTTCACTACCTTTTGCAATTGATGTTATATTATAATTAAATACTTTAATTAATATTTCATCATCTTCAAATTTACTATTATAATTTTCTGTATTATCAAGTTTAATATTAAAAATATCATTTTTGTTATTTTTTATTTTATTTACTTTATTTTCTATATTTTCTTTATTTATTAAGTTTCTTTCAAATAATATTCTTATTAAATTTTCTTTAATATTATCTAAAATTTCATTATCTGTTTTATAAATAGAAGTATAATCAATATCTTTCATACTCATTATTTATATTTTATATTTTATATTTTATATAATTTCAATTTTTATTTAAAAAAATTGATTTATTATTATAATAAATCAATAAATATGACAATTAAAATTTATCCAATTAATAAATCGTTTTATAGAAAAAAAGTAGCATCATTTGATTATGATTGGACTTTAGTTAAACCTAAAAATAATAAACAATTTCCGTCAAATATTGATGATTGGTGTTGGTTATATGATAATGTTAGTGATAAATTAAAACAGTATTATAATAATGGATTTATGATTGTAATATTTACAAATCAATCTAAAAAATGGAAAATTTTACAAATTAAAAAAGCATTGAAAACTTTGGAAATTCCAATTACTATTGTTGTGGCTACAGAAAAAGATAAATATAAGCCTAATAGATTAATGTTTGATGAATTATTTAAAGATTATCCAATTAAAATTAAAAAATCATTTTTTGTTGGTGATGCTTTAGGAAGAAAAAATGATTTTTCAGATAGTGATAAACAATTTTCAAAAAATATAGGATTAAAATGTTTATCACCAGAAGATTTTTTTTGTGATAAACCAATTAATTTTAAATTACCTAATATAACTTTACATAATAAACAAGAAATTATTATAATGATTGGATTTCCTGGTTCAGGTAAAAGCACAATTTCTAAAAAAATATGTGAAAATAATAATTATATTCATATTGAAGGAGATGTATATAAAGTATCTAAAAAAATGATTAAAGCTTCTATACCTTTTATTCAAGATAATAAATCAATTATATTTGATGCAACAAATTATACTAAATTACGAAGAAATGAATATGTAGAATTAGCTAAACAATATAATTTATATGTAAGATGTTTTCATATTATTACATCATTTGAAAATTCATTTAATAGAAATAAGTTAAGAAATGATAATAAACAAGTTCCATTAATAGCTTATAATACATATAAAAAAAGATTTGAAAATCCTGATGAAAATGAAGGTTTTGAATTATTAGAAATTAATTTAGATTAAATAATAAAATTTATTTCTATAAAAATATTTATTTTTTTAATAATTCCACCATAAACCAAGAGGATTTGTTCCTTCTCCAGTATATACTTTAACCCAACTTCCATTAGTATAATTAGCAATAGAGCCATTAATATCAAGTAGACCTAAAGTTGTATCAGTATCAGGATATTTACATTTTACATATTTTTGAGCATATAATAATACTGTAGTATTAATATCAATTTCTTTTTGATTATTATCACCAAGATTATCTGGATAACCAGAACATCCTAAATATCCTTTCATGGCTCCACAATCTTGATGGTTTATTAAATATATATCTTTTATATTATCAAGACTTTTTGATATATCGATATTTTTTATTAAATTATCTTTAAGCAATCGCATGTCATAATTACAAGGATTACAACCATTTGAAGAACATAATTTTTTACAAGAACATCTATATCCCAAAGGTAATGCAGCTCCAGCAACAGTTCCTAAATAATAATCATTTCCAGATATAGTATTTAAATAAGATGTTAATAATTTATCAAACCTTTTATCAATACAAGCAACACAAAAATTAATTTTAATAGACATTTATATAATATATACTATAAATAAATATTATTATATACCAAAATTTTTATATGTTTCTATCCAAAAAGGATTATCATTACATCTTACATTAGTTAATTCAAATCCTTCATTTTTAAAATAATTATTAAAATATTTTAAATTTTGATGAGTATCATATTGTATTATTTTTAAATTATTTTCGTTTGCTATTTTTTCAGTATAATTTAATAAAAAATTTTTTATTTCATTTGTTTCACTATAATTTAATAATTTTTCTCCATATAATAGTTTTTTATATGTTTCATAAAACATTTTATCATATATCATAAAGTAATCAATCATAATTTTATCATCTTTAATAATTAAATCTATACCTGCAATAGGTTCTGAATTTTTAAAAAATCCAGTATATTTGTTAATTCTTAAAAAATATTTATTTTCATTAGAATTTAATAAAAATACTGAATAATTAGAAAATAAATAATAATTTGTATAATTTAAATTATTCGTTTTTAAACATTTATTTATATCACAAATATTTTTAAAGTATAAAGTAGGTAAATGTTTAAACATATTATTTTATAATAAAAATTGAATTTTAAATACTTTATTAGAATATACTTCTTATCTTCAATTTTTATTGTAAAAATGACAAAGGATACTATTTCTAAATTAGAAAAATTGTTGTCTAAGGATAATATTAATAAAAAATCTTTAACAAAATTTAATAATAGAAATGTTAATCCTTTGTATATTGCTTGTGAGGCAAATAAAGAAAATCTTGCAATAAATATATATAAAGTTGAAAGTTTAAAATATTTACTATTTGAAGAAGATTTTAATGGCTATAATTCTTTTATTTGGATATGTTTAAATAATATGATAAAAATGCTAAAATTCATTCAACATAGTTTTATCAATATTATTGAATATATTGATTTACAAAAAACATATGATAATAATGAAACATTAATGATACTTATTATTAAAAAAAAATTAAATAATATTGCATTAGAGTTATTAAAAAATAATTATGAATTAAATTTATATCAAGAAGATAAAACTGGTAAAATCGCTCTTGATTATTCTATTGAAAATAATTTTGATGATTTAACAAAACTTATAATAAAAAAAATGGAAATAGATAAAAAAGATGAAAATAATGAAACATATTTTATAAAATTATGTAAAGATAAAAATAAAACTAAATTAGCTATGTATTTAATAGATTTGGATGAAATTGATTTAAATTTAGAACATACAGATAATTACAAAAAAACAGCTTTAATTTATGCAATTGAAAATAAATTATTTAAATTATCTAAAAAAATTATTAATAAAATGAAAAATTTTGACACAATTGATTTATTCAATAAAATACCTTTAATGTATGCCATTGAAAATCATTCATTAGATATTGTTAAATCTTTGTCTAAAAAAACTAAAAATGTAAATCACATTAATGATGATAATGAAACACCAATTATTATGGCTTGTAAATTAAATTTAAAAAATATATCACTTGAACTTTTAAAAAATACAAATATTAAAGTTGATTGTTATGACAATTATAATTTAACGCCTTTAATATATGCTGCAAATGAAGATCAAGATATGGTTGTTGATAAAATTTTAGAAAAAGATTGTTTATTATACAAAAAAGATAATGAAAATGAAGATGCTTTATCAACCGCAATAATATTAAAAAATGATAAAATAGCATTAAGTATTGTTAAAAAATGGGAAAATGATTTTAATATCCCATATAAAGTCAATAATATAAATGTATATTTAATAGTTCGAGTAATTCATAATAATTTAATAAAAACCGCTGATTATTTAATTAATTCTGGAAGGTGTGATTTAAGTTTTATTGATGTTATTAATCAAACAGTTTTAATTTATGCTATTGTAAAGGGGAGAGTTAAAATTGCTGAATTATTATTAAAATCTAAACAAAATATTAATGTTGGATTTGTTGATGTTACAAAAAATACAGCATTAACATATTGTGCTGGATTTAATTATGCTAATCTATCAAAATTATTATTAAATAGACAAGATTGCAAACCAGAACAAGATAATATTGAAGAATTTGACTGTATAGGTTATTTTATAGCTCACGAACAACAAGAATTAATTATACATACATTAAAATTATACGAACATAAATTTAAACAAAGTTATTTAAAATTATTTGAAGTTTCAAAAAAATTAAAATTTAAAGAATTGGAGAAATTTTTAAAGAAGAAAATTCTTAAAAAATATTAGTTTTTATATAAAAATTGAAAAAATTATTTAATTATTGATAAATATAAAATTATGGAAGAAATTATTGTAAGAGATATTGAAAATTATAATATTAAATTTATTAATGGAGATTTAATTATTACTCCAAAAAATGATTATATTGATGAAGATGATTTAAAATTTATAGATTTAACAAAATCAAATATTATTGATTGTAGAGTTTGTTATAAAAATAATAATTTAATAACAAATAAAACAAATTATATGGATATTTTATTTGAAATATGGAAATTATATAACATTACAGAAATTATTCAAAAAACAAATTTTAATATTTCATTTAAAAATGAAAAATATTATAAAGGTTATATTTGGAATGAAATATTAGGATTTTCTTATATAAAAGAAAATGAAAATAAAATTTTTAAAGAAATTATCAATTTTATTAAATTTAACGATTATACTATTCATACACAAATTAAATTAAATAATAATAAAAATATTTTTTTTAAAATTTAATTTTTTATATAAAAACAATTACATATTATTTTTTATATATTATTAGAAACAAGAACATAATAAGATGGTAAAGGAAAAGAAAAAATTAATATTTGAAGAATATTTTGATATTCATGATGATTGTGTAAAAAGGTATGGAGAAAAGACTGTTATATATATGATGGTTGGAGATTTTTATGAGTTATATTCATATAAAGATAGGGGTCCAAATTTAGGATTAATAACAGATTTGATGGATATTGTATTAACAAAAAAGTCGGGTGATAAGGAATTATCTCCAAATAATCCAAATATGTCTGGATTTCAAAGATTAAGTTTAAATAAATATGTTAATAAAATGATTAGGCATAATTATACAGTTGTTATTATTAATCAAGTAAAAACAGGAAGTGAAATTACAAGAGAAATAGAACAGGTTGTTTCACCATCAACAAATATAGATGAAATTAATATTGAGAATAAATATTTAATGACATTATATATTGAAATTAATAATTCATTTTCATCAAATAAAAATGTTTATTCTTGTGGTTTATCAGTAATAGAATGTTTGTCAAATAAAGTTATTACATATGAATTGAATACAAATGATTATTATAATTTTATGAATGAAATAACAAGATTTTATATGTCATATATTCCAGAGGAATTAATAATATATGAAATTAATAATACAGATAAAAAAGATATTGTTTATTCAAATATTAATTTTGTGAAGGGTCAATATTACAGAGTATATAATAAGATTAATTATAATTATACTAAAGTTAAATATCAAAATAAATTATTTGAAAAAGTATATAAAGATGAAAATAAAATAATAAGTAAAATTGAAGAATTAAATTTATCAAAAAGTGAATATTCAAGAGTTTCATTAATTATAGCATTTGAATTTTTAAATGAAAGAAATTCAAATATTTTAGTGAAACTTCAAAAACCAGAATTTTATAATGATAATAAATTTATGAAGTTATATAATAACGCTCAACATCAGCTTAATATTATTGATAATGATGTTAATAATTATAACACTTCTTATAATTCATTAAATGATGTTGTTAATCAATGTATTACACCAATGGGTAAAAAATATTTAAAAGAGAGATTGTGTTCTCCATATATTGATAAAAAAATTATTAATAATTATTATAATTTTACTGATATTATATTAAAAGATAAACAATATGAAAATGTTCGTGAAATGTTAAAGGGTATATATGATTTGCAAAAATTATTTAGAAAATTGGTGATTAAATATTTGAAACCAATGGAATTTATGAAAGTTTATATATCATTAAAAAATAGTTATGAAATGATTAAAAAATTAGAGAATAGTGATATTAATAATTTTATTTATGAATTTCTTGAAAAAGAAAGTATTTGTAAATTAGAAAAAATAATAAAAAATATAGAAAATAGAATTGATATTGATATATTTAAAAATTGTGATTTATTAAAATTAGAAAGATCCATATTTAAATATAATTGTTATGAAGATATTGATAAATTACAAAAAGAATTAGATTTGGGTAATTGTAATTTAGATACATTAGAAGAAAATTTTAAAAAATATGATAGTAAAGTATGTATTAAATATACAAAAAAATCTAAAACTGATAAAGGATATTTTATTAAATTTCCACTTAAAAATGGTTTAAAATTTAAAGAACAAATTGAAAGAGATGGTTATGTAAATATTGATAATAATAATAAAATAATGTATGAAGATTTAGAATTTAAAGAGTTAAAAAATGAAGTTAGAATTAAATTTTTATCATTAAATGATGAATCCAAAAATATTGATGAAGTAAAAGAGGAAATAAGTAAATTATGTTTAGATTATTATAAAAGTGAAACTAAGAGTATGTATGAAAATAATGAATTATTATTTAATAAATTAATAAAATTATTAATTAATATTGATTATATATCTAATAATGCTTATGTGAGTGATAAATTTCATTATTCAAGACCAATTATTAATGAAAACAAAAATTCATTTATTAATTCTGAAAAAATTAGACATCCAATCATTGAAAGATTAATTGATTACGAGTATGTTCCAAATGATATTGTATTAGATGAAAATAATACTGGTATAATGTTATATTCTTTAAATTCAGCAGGTAAAAGTAGTTTAATGAAAACTGTTGGATTATGTTTAATAATGGCTCAATGTGGTTTATATGTTCCAGCAGTTAATTTTGAATATTCAATATTTAATTCATTATTTACAAGAATTACAGCTCAAGATAATTTATTTAAAGGACAATCTTCTTTTATTGTTGAATTAGTTGAAATGGATGCCATATTTAATTTTGCTGATAAAAATTCATTAGTTATTGGTGATGAAGTTTGTAGGGGGACAGAGGTTAATAGTGCGAATGCTTTAGTAGCTTCATCTATTACACATTTATTAAAAAAACAAGTAAAATTTTTATTTGCTACACATTTACACGACATTCCCAAACTTGAAAAAATTAAAGGATTTGATAATTTAAAGTTTTATCATTTATCTGTTGATATTGATGAAATGAATAATATTAAATTTAATAGAAAACTAAATGAGGGTATTGGTCATGATAATTATGGTTTATTAGTTGCTTCTAATATTCTCCATAATAAAAAAATTATTGATACTGCTTATGAATATAAAAAAGAATTATTAAATAATTTAAGTATTAATTCAAAATTATTAAATGATAAAAAGTCATTATATAATAATAAAGTATATGTTGATAAATGTAATTTATGTGGGAGTAATGAAAAATTAGAAGTTCATCATATATTGTATCAAAAAGATTTTAATAATGGATACTATAAAAATAAAGAAAAATTTCATATTTTAAAAGATGATGAAAGTAATTTAATGGTATTATGTTTAAAATGTCATGATAAAATGCATAGCAATGATAAAAAAAATAAAATTATTAATTAAAAAATTTTTTAATTTTTAATTGCACTTTTTTGATATATAAATGTTTAAACTTTTATTTATTTATTTTATTATAATAATTTTTTAATATCATTATTTGTGTAATATTTAAAAATTGATAAAATATAAATATATAAAAATAATAAGATATAAAAATGGAAAACAATAAAAAAGATGAAATAATTAATTTATTATTTAATAAAATAGAAAATATGGAAAATAAAATAAAAGAATTAAAAAATAATGAAATAAAAAAAACAAATAAAAATATTAAAAAAAATAAAAATATTAATTTTGATAAAGTTAAACAAATATATTTTTACAAAAATAAAATATTTAATTATTTAAATAAAGATTATGTTAAATTTGGAATTATTTATAATTTTAAAGATAAAAGGTTAGACAGTTTAAATTTATATTTTATTGAAGATATTGAATTAATAGATACTATTGATATTGATGATAATAAAGATATTGAAATTATTTTTAAAGATATGATTAAACAATATTTAGTTAATCTTGATGGATTAATAATTAAAAATAAAAAATTAAAAGGATTAATTAATGATTTTAAAACAATTATTAATGATGATATAAAAATCAATAATTACATTAATGATATGGAAAATAATAAAATTGAGAAAATTAATTTTGAATTTTCCAAAATTAAATGTGATAATGATTTATTAGAAATACAAAATGAATTAGAAATTGAAAATTTTGTTAAAAACACTGCTAAAAGTTCTAAACATCCACAAGGTGTATTAATATGTTATAAATGCAGTGAATATAATTATTATGATAAAAATATGTATAGATTTGAAATAAGACCAAGTATTGATGAAAATTATGAAAAATCTAAATTTCTTTATGATGCTTATTTTTATGAAAAAAATTTTGCAGTTGAATTTAAAATTGATATTTGTGATAAAATTTTATGTTCTTTAATTTTAATATTAAATTTAAAAAATAATAAAGGTTTTATTAAAGAACGAAAAAAATTTAAAAATATGGTTAATTTTAGACAATGTTATTTTATATGTGATAAAAAAACAAGAACAAAAATAAAAAATGATATTACAAAATTATTTATTAATAATGATAAATTAAATAAAAATATTGAAAAATATGTTGCAAAAAATAATTTTGAAGAAAAATTTATAGAAAAATATTTATAAAAACCATACATCATTATAATAAATAACTTCATAATTTTTAAAATCATCAATATATTCATAATTATTATAACATTTTATTGTTTCAAGATTTTTAGGTATTTTTTTAATTTTTAAATTATAATCATTTAATTCTAAATATTTAATAGAGTTAGGAAGATTATTTAATTTTTCTTTATGATAATAAATAGTTAATTTTTTAATACTATTAGGTAAATTATCTAAATTTAAATCAGTTCCATAAATTGTTAATTCTTCAATATTATTATTTAAATTATCTATTAAATATTGATTATTACAATATTTAATAGTTAAACTTTTAACATTTAAAGAAATCAATATTTTTTGATTGAAATCATTTTCAAAAGTTAAATGTGTTAAATGAATATTATTTGATAAATTTATTTTTTGATTAAAATAATTTCCAAAAGTTAAATGTGTTAATTTAATATTATTTGATAAATCTATTTCTTGATTAAAATTATTTCCAAAAGTTAATTGCGTTAAATTTATATTATTTGATAAATCTATTTTTTGATTAAAACAATTTTCAAAAGTTAAATGTGTTAAATGAATATTATTTGATAAATCTATTTCTTGATTAAATTTATATCCAAAAGTTAAATGTGTTAAATTAATATTATTTGATAAATCTATTTCTTGATTAAAATAACCTATAACAGTTAAAAGTGTTAAATGAATATTATTTGATAAATCTATTTCTTGATTAAAATAAATTCCAAAAGTTAAATGTGTTAAATGAATATTATTTGATAAATTTATTTCTTGATTAAAACAAAATCCAAAAGTTAAATGTGTTAAATTGATATTATTTGATAAATCTAATTTTTTATTAAAAACACATCCAAAAGTTAAATGTGTTAAATTTATATTATTTGATAAATTTATTTCATTATTAAATTGATCTCCAAAAATTAAATGTATTAAATGAATATTATTTGATAAATCTATTAATTGATTAAATTTATTTTTAATAAAATTATTATCATATTTATTAATCCATTCATTATTAGTTTCAATCATTATTTCTAGTTTATCATAATTACTAAATATTATTTTTTGATATTTATTAATTATATCATAATAGTTTATTAATTCTTCATTAAATTCAGGTTTAAAAATTATCAAATCATCTACAATCCAGTAATTATTTTCCATTTTTATTATTTAATTTTAATATATATAGATTTTCAATTTTTTAATAATAAATAACTTCATAATCTTTAAAATCATCAATATATAGATAATTATTATAACATTTGATTGTTTTAAGATTTTTAGGTATTTTTTTAATTTTTAAATTATAATCATTTAATAATAAATATTCAATAGAGTTAGGAAGATTATTTAATTTTTCGTCATAACAATAAATAGTAAATTTTTTAATACTATTAGGTAAATTATCTAAATTTAAATCAGTTCCATAAATTGTTAATTCTTCAATATTATTATGTAAATTATCTATTATATATTGATTATCACAATAGTCCATAGTTAAACTTTTAACATTTAAAGAAATGAATATTTCTTGATTAAAACCATCTCTAAAAGTTAAATGTGTTAAATGAATATTATTTGATAAATCTATTTCTTGATTAAAAGAATGTCCAAACATTAAATGTGTTAAATTAATATTATTTGATAAATTTATTTTTTGATTAAACCACCCTTTAAAAGTTAAATATGTTAAATTTATATTATTTGATAAATCTATTTCTTTATTAAAATAAATTCCTAAAGTTAAATGTGTTAAATGAATATTGTTTGATAAATCTATTTCTTGATTAAAATCATCGCTAAAAGTTAAATGTGTTAAATGAATATTGTTTGATAAATTTATTTTTTGATTAAAATCATCGCTAAAAGTTAAATTTGTTAAATGAATATTATTTGATAAATCTATTTCTTGATTAAAATCATTGTTAAAAGTTAAATGTGTTAAATGAATATTATTTGATAAATTTATTTCTTGATCAAAACGAAATCCAAAAGTTAAATGTGTTAAATGAATATTATTTGATAAATCTATTTTTTTATTAAAATAAATTCCAAAAGTTAAATGTGTTAAATGAATATTATTTGATAAATCTATTTCTTGATTAAAATTATAGCCAAAAGTTAAATGAATATTATTTGATAAATCTATTTTTTGATTAAATTTATTTGAAATATAATTTTTATCATATTTATCATTATAAAAATTATTTGTTTTAATCGCTATTTCTGATTCATTATAATTACTAAATATTATTTTTTTATACTTATTAATTAAATCATAATAATCATCTAAAACTTCATTAAATTCTGGTTTAAAAATTAATAAATCATCTACAATCCAATAATTATTTTCCATTTTTATTATTTAATTTTAATATATAAATGATTTTTCAATTTTTAACATGTTATAACTTCATAATCTTTAAAATCATCAATATATTCATAATCTCTATAACAATTAATTGTTTTAAGATTTTTAGGTATTTTTTTAATTTTTAATTTATAATTTATTAATTCTAAATATTTTATTGAGTTCGGCAGATTATTTAATACTTTTTTATAATTATAAATAGTTAATTTTTTAATACTATTAGGTAAATTATCTAAATTTAAATTAGTTTCATAAATTGTTAATTCTTCAATATTATTATGTAAATTATCTATTACATATTGATTATCACAATATATCATAGTTAAACTTTTAACATTTAAAGGAATGAATATTTTTTGATTAAACTCTCTTGAAAAAGTTAAATGTGTTAAATGAATATTATTTGATAAATCTATTTCTTGATTAAAATATTCTCCAAAAGTTAAATGTGTTAAATGAATATTATTTGATAAATTTATTTCTTGATTAAATAGCCGTCCAAAAGTTAAATGTGTTAAATGAATATTATTTGATAAATCTATTTCTTGATTAAATTTATATCCAAAAGTTAAATGTGTTAAATTAATATTATTTGATAAATCTATTTCTTGATTAAAATCTTTTCTAAAAGTTAAATGTGTTAAATGAATATTATTTGATAAATCTATTTCTTGATTAAAATTAAGTCCAAACATTAAATGTGTTAAATTAATATTATTTGATAAATTTATTTTTTGATTAAACCACCCTTTAAAAGTTAAATATGTTAAATTTACATTATTTGATAAATCTATTTTTTTATTAAATTTATATTCAAAAGTTAAATGTGTTAAATGAATATTATTTGATAAATCTATTTTTTTATTAAAATAAATTCCAAAAGTTAAATGTGTTAAATGAATATTATTTGATAAATCTATTTCTTGATTAAATTTATTTCCAAAAGTTAAATGTGTTAAATTAATATTATTTGATAAATCTATTTTTTGATAAAAATTATTTATAATATAATTATTGTTTTTTTCAGATTTATATATATTATTTGTTTCAATTGCTATTAAAGGATCATCATACTCACTAAACATAATTTTTTATACTTATTAATTATACCATAATAATCATCTAAAACTTCTTTAAAATATGGTTTAAAAATTAACCAATCATCTACTATCCAGTAATTATTTTCCATTTTTTATTATTTAATAATATTATAAATAAATTTTCAATTTTTTACTATGTTATAACTTCATAATTTTTAAAATCATCAATATATTTATAATGATTATGACATTTGATTATTTTAAGATTTTTAGGTATTTTTTTAATTTTTAAATTATAATAATTTAATTCTAAATATTCAATAGAGTTAGGAAGATTATTTAATTTTTTTTCATAATAATAAATATTTATTTTTTTAATACTATTAGGTAAATTATCTAAATTTAAATTAGTTCCATAAATTGTTAATTCTTCAATATTATTATGTAAATTATCTATTATATATTGATTATCACAATGGTTCATAGTTAAATTTTTAACATTTAAAGGAATGAATATTTCTTGATTAAAATATCTTAAAAAAGTTAAATGTGTTAAATGAATATTATTTGATAAATCTATTTTTTGATTAAAGAAACTTCCAAAAGTTAAATGTGTTAAATGAATATTATTTGATAAATCTATTTCTTGATTAAAATAATATCCAAAAGTTAAATGTGTTAAATGAATATTATTTGATAAATCTATTTCTTGATTAAATTTATATCCAAAAGTTAAATGTGTTAAATTAATATTATTTGATAAATCTATTTCTTGATTAAAATCTCTTCTAAAAGTTAAATGTGTTAAATGAATATTATTTGATAAATCTATTTCTTGATTAAAAGAATGTTCAAACATTAAATGTGTTAAATTAATATTATTTGATAAATTTATTTTTTTATTAAACCACCCTTTAAAAGTTAAATATGTTAAATTTACATTATTTGATAAATCTATTTTTTTATTAAATTTATATTCAAAAGTTAAATGTGTTAAATTTACATTATTTGATAAATCTATTTCTTGATTAAAATGCCATCCTAAAGTTAAATGTGTTAAATGAATATTATTTGATAAATCTATTTTTTTATTAAAATAAATTCCAAAAGTTAAATGTGTTAAATGAATATTATTTGATAAATCTATTTCTTGATTAAAATTATCGCCAAAAGTTAAATGTGTTAAATTAATATTATTTGATAAATTTAATTCTTTATTAAATTTACTTCCAATAAAATTATTTTTATATTTAACACATTTATTATTAGTTTCAATTGCTATTAAAGAATTATTATAATTACTAAATATTATTTTTTTATACTTATTAATTAAATCATAATAATCATCTAAAACTTCATTAAATTCTGGTTTAAAAATTAATAAATCATCTACAATCCAATAATTATTTTCCATTTTTATTATTTAATTTTAATATATAAATGATTTTTCAATTTTTAATAATATATAACTTCATAATTTTTAAAATCATCAATATATTTATAATGATTATGACATTTGATTATTTTAAGATTTTTAGGTATTTTTTTAATTTTTAATTTATAATTATTTAATTCTAAATATTCAATAGAGTTAGGAAGATTGTTTAATTTTTCTTTATGAAATTTAATAGTTAATTTTTTAATACTATTAGGTAAATTATCTAAATTTAAATTAGAATCAATAATTGTTAATTCTTCAATATTATTATATAAATTATCTATTATATATTGATTATCACAATAGACCATAGTTAAACTTTTAACATTTAAAGGAATGAATATTTCTTGATTAAAATCCTCTCTAAAAGTTAAATGTGTTAAATGAATATTATTTGATAAATCTATTTCTTGATTAAATTTATATCCAAAAGTTAAATGTGTTAAATGAATATTATTTGATAAATCTATTTCTTGATTAAAATAAATTCCAAAAGTTAAATGTGTTAAATGAATATTATTTGATAAATCTATTTCTTGATTAAAATTATCGCCAAAAGTTAAATGTGTTAAATTAATATTATTTGATAAATCTATTTCTTGATTAAACATATATCTTAAAGTTAAATGTGTTAAATGAATATTATTTGATAAATCTATTTCTTGATTAAATCTATATCCAAAAGTTAAGTGTATTAAATGTTTGAAATATAATTTTTTTTATATTTATTAATTAAATCATAATAATAATCTAAAACTTCATTAAATTATGATTTAAAAATTATCAAATCATCTACAATCCAGTAATTATTTTTAATTTTTATTAATTTATTATTATAAATATTTTTTTTAATTAAATATTTTTAACATAAAAATTGAAAAAAATATTTATAATAATATTTATATATAATAAAATGGATGAATTAAATAAATTTTGTAAAGAACAAATTATAGAAAGAAATAATAATAAATTATGGAATTCTTTTTATGAAATATGTTTAAAAAATAATATTAATGAATTTGATAACTTTATTATACAAAATTATGGAGATTATGAAAGAATATTTAAATTAGAATTAAAATATGATAATGATGGATTTGGATTACTAATAAAACTCTATGAAAATAAACATTTTGATATTTTAGACCATATTTTAAATTTAAAATGGAATAATGAATTGATAATAAATAATTTAATGGCAAAATGTGTTGATGATAATGATTATTATAGACTTGAAAAATTAACAAATAAAACTTTATATTGTTTAGGAATGACCGATATAGATGTATGCCATTATTGTTTTAGAAAAGCTACAAAAAATAATAATACTAAAATTATTAAATGGTTAAATAATTATTTTCAATATTTAGGTGAATTAAAAAATATAAATAATTAAAAATTTTTATAATTAAAAAAATATTTATATATAATTTTAAATGCTTAAAAAAACTCTTGAAATTAATAAATACAAAAATAGAGATATTAATGATAAATATCACGAAGAATATCAATATTTAAATTTATTGAATGATATAATGAATGAAGGTTCATTGGAGGAAGGTAGGAATGGTTTTACAAAGGCTGTTTTTGGAACTGCTATGCATTTTTCTTTAGAAAATAATAAAATTCCAATTTTAACAACTAAGAAAACGGCTTGGAAAACTTGTTTAAAAGAATTATTATGGTTTGTTAGAGGAAATAATTCTGATAATAATATATTAAGAAATCAAAAAGTTCATATATGGGATGGAAATTCTACTCGTGAATATCTTGATTCAATTAATTTAAATCATTTTGATGAAAATGAATTGGGAAAAATTTATGGAGAACAATGGAGACATTTTAATCAACCGTATATTCCAAATGTTAAAAAAAGAGAAATGATTTCTCAAAAAATTGATTATGATGAAAATAAAGGAATAAAACAACTTTGTGATGATCTTGATAATATTTATAACTTTCAACAACATAATTGTAATGAAGAAATGGAACTTTTAAAAAATAATATTAATAATCTTAAAAATAAAATTAATTTTATGTCTGAAATTCAACCCAAACAAAATATTGACCAATTACAATATATTATTGATTGTCTTAAAGACCCTTTAAAAAGAACTTCAAGAAGATTAGTTATGTCAGCTTGGAACCCAAGTCAATTTGATAGTATGGTTCTTCCCCCCTGTCATTGTTTTTGTCAATTTAATGTGAAAGAAGGTAATAAATTAAGTTGTAGTGTTTATCAAAGAGCATCTGATAAATTTATTGGCGAGCCGATAAACACAGCATCTTATAGTTTCTTAACTCATTTATTAGCTAAACATTGTGGTTTAGAAGCACAAGAATTAATACATTTTACAGGAAATACTCATATTTATGATGACCACTTTGAACAAGTAGAAGAACAATTAAAAAGAGAACCTTTTGAATTTCCAACATTAGAAATTCTAAATAAAAAAGAAAATATTAATGATTATGATATTAATGATTTTAAAATTTCTAATTATAAACATCATCCTCAAATTAAAGCTAAAATGAGAGCTTAAATAATTAAAAAAAATTTTATAAAGTAATAAATTAAACATATTTGTAATTTTCAAATTTTAATTTATTTGATTTTACTCTTCTTGATATAGTTTGTTTGTCTAAATTCAACTTAATACCAGCTTCAGACATTGAGTTATATGTTATATTATCAATCATTATTTTTATTCCATTTGATGTAATAATTCCGTTTTTATTTTCAGTGTAATTATAATTATCAAATTTTACATCATTAGATTTTACTCTTTTTGATATTGTGTTAATATTTAAATTTAATTTCTTACTTGCTTCTGTCATTTAATTATATATAATGCCATTTATTATTATTTTTATACCATTTGATATTATTATATCTTTTTGATTTTCTGTTATTTCACATGTTTCTTCTATATTATCATTAAAATATTTATAGTTATTAAATTTAGGATTTTGTGATTTTAATCTCCACAAACCACTGTGGTATTTAATTTAAGTTGTCTTCCTGCTTCGGTCATTGATAACTTTTGATGTTGATAAATTTTTAAATGAAAAATAAAAAAATTTTTGTAAAATTAAGATTTTAAGAAATTAAAGCTAAAATGAGAGCTTAAACTAAATATTTAATAAATCATAAAAATCATTTTCTGTAAAAGTTATAAAATTAGTAGTTTTTATTTTTTTATTTTTGTAATAAATAATATTATTACTACCTCCGGGTGCTTCAGTATCATATTTATACCATAATAAATAAGGATTTGATGTTTTTATTATAAATTTACATCTTGATGGATATTTACATCTTACTTGTGAATTCCATTTAACGATATTTATTTCTGTAAAATATATATTTTCAAAATTTAATATTTTTTGAATATCAAAATAATTATTTAATTGTGATGTTATAATATTTTCAATATCAAAATTTTCTATAGAACCATCATAATTTAACACAGTATTCTCTTTTAATTGAGGATTTTTAATTTTAAGATAATTATTTGTTATATATTCTTCCATTATTTTTATAAATAAATAATTAATAATTTTTAATCAATTTTTATAAAAAAAATAAACTTAGATTTCCTCACACCATTTGTTTTCCTCACGAATCTGAGCTTCCTCTTCTTCAGTGAAATCATTCACAATTTTGAAGTGCTCACGAATTTCCTCAGGTGTTTTTCCCTTAACCATTGAAGCAATTGTCGCACAAGTCAAATCAAGAAGAGTTGGAATATCCATAAAGTTTGCTGCCTGAATAATTTCAAACAAGATTTCTTGATCGACATTGACAAATTCAGCATACCATTTCTGGACGACTTCATTCATATTGGAACTCCTCAATGGCTTTTCAATTTCGGTCATTGGTTCTTCTTTGTAATGAGTAAGAAACTCAACAACCTTGGAAAGAATGACAGACTTAACATTGGGCAAATAACATTTTTGTTCTTCATCTTCAGGCAGTTCAGGGTCTAACATTGTTTTTACAAGATTAGACATTTTAGCAACATCCAAAGGAACAATAAATGTTGTTCCTTCTTGAGAAGTAAGATGAACTATTCCTTCAGTCATTTTTGAATGTCTTGAAGAATTTAATAAGTAATTTTAATCAATTAAATAAATATTTTTTCAATTTTTTTTTATTAAGAACATTTTAATTATAATGGTAATAACTAAATAAAATTATTTATTTCAAAAATATTAAATATATAATATTACTCTTTCTTAATTTATTTATCAATATAAAGTGTGCAATATTTAATATTATCTAATTCTTTTTCAATATAAACAATAAAATAACTATCTTCATTATTGTCATTAGATGCATATTCATTTAAATATTTTTTTAATAAATAGCATTTATTACAATTTTTATTTTCTTCAACCAAAACTCCATTTTTTTTGAGTTCAATATGATTATTATCTATAATTTCTTTATCTGTATTTTTATTTAAAAAGAATGATGTTAATAATATTTTTGAAGATATATCATTATAAATATTTCTATTAAATAATTTAGTTTCTTTAATTTTACTTTTATTTGAGTTTAAAATAGATTGATATTTAAAAATATCATCATAATCTTTTATTTTTAGATATATTTTATCAATAAAACAGTGCATTTTTTCATTATTCAAATAATATGTTTCTATACAATTAATTTGTTTGGAATGACACACTTTTTATTATATATTTTCACAATATTTTTAATATTAAAATTTTCTGTATTATTATTTACTATTTCATTATAATTAAATTTTTCAAATGAATATGGATTTTTATTATTATCTATCACACTTTTTTTGAAAATATCGCTTTTTAAAATTGAATTTAAATATTCATTATTTCTTTCAAGTTCCAGAATAGTTTTTTCTTGTGTGTAATAATTTGGTATTATAAAAGGAATATAATTTTTCAATACATTAAATTTTGCCATTATTAAGTTTTATTATTTTATAATATAATATTATTATTTCAATTTTTATAAAATAACCTTTTTTATAAATCTAATAATATGTATAAATACAAAATAACTAATGCTGATTTTGAAAATGGACCTTTTTTTATATCAAAGAGTGGTTATTATTATCTATGTGAAGATATTACAATTAATTTTTTAAAAAATAAAAATGATATTTGGAAACATAATAAAGATAATAATTTTGGTTTCACAGCGGGTATTATTATAGATACTTGTGATGTTGTATTAGATTTAAATGGTTTTACTATACAACAATCCATTCAAGATTATTGCTTACAAAGATTTTTTGCTTTAATACAATTAAATAATATGCCTTTTATTATTGGAGCAGGACCAATTTTAGAAAAAAGAACACAATTAGAAACTGGCAAAAATATAACAATTAAAAATGGAACATTAGGATTATCATCTCATCAAGCCATTTTAGGCAATAATAATATTAATGTTAAATTACAAAATCTTAAAATTAATAATTTTGAAGTATCAGGAATAACTTTAAATGCAGTCCATAAATTACAAATTGAAAGAACTAATATTGGACCTTCTAATAATGATGTTCCAGTAACACCATTCTTTGCTGGTTATATATTTATTCATAAATTATTACAAACTATACAAGTAATGGATAATCGAGAAGATGTTAAAAATCAAATACAATTAATACTTAATAAAATTCAAACTTTTTATGAACCATATATTAACGCTATTTATAGTATTACATATCTTAATGAATTAAAAAATATGTTTGTTGATGATTTATTTATTAATTATAATGGTCTTACACCTTGTAATATGCATGGAATTAAAATAACAGGACAAGGTCCAAGTGTTAATGAATTTCACGAAAGTATTAGCGATATTAATAGTGTTAATTCTAAAAATACTCAAATTCTTAGCACCACAATTAAAAATTTAAAAGCATCAGTTGATGAAGAATTATTATTATCATATAAAGAAAAAACATTAATGATTGGAGCAGGTGTTAAAGTAAGTTTTAATTTATTATTAAAATCAACATTTACTATGTCAATTATTTTAGATATAAATAGTTTAATTAATGATTATCCTGATTTAAATTCTTTAATTAAAACTAATATTGACGATTATGTAATTACTATTCTTAATAAAATTCTTAATAATGAACCATTAACCGATGAAGAAAGTAAAAATTTTGAAATTGTTAGAAATAAAGATCCAATGGGTCATATTAATAAAGGAATTATAGGTATTCGTTTAGGTTCAACTGTTAATTGTTATTGTAATGATATTGAAATTAATTCTATTGATAATTATGGTAAATTAAGTGATGATTATGAATATTATGGAGATAAATATAATATTAATAAAGTAATTATACCTGATTCTGGAACGGATGGTAAGAAGAATTTAACTGGTAGTTATTCAATGGGTTTTATATCATCCGCTGTTGTTAAAAGCGTATTTAATGATATGACTATTAGTAATATTTTTTCAAAATATAATTCTTCAATTGGTTTATTTGTTAATAATAAAAGTTGTAATATAAATGTTAAAAATGTTAGAATTTGTAATATTAAATCAGATGAAAATAAAAATGATGATTCAACTATATTAGTTGATGAAAAATCTAAAAAAATATGTTTAAATAATATAAAAATTGAATAAATAATAATTAATATATTATATCTAAATATGGCAGAAATAAATATAAAAACATTCAAAGATTTATATTTATTTTTACAAATTTTTAATGGAAATTTGTTTGAATGGTTAGAAATACCTTGGAAAGGTAAAGATAAACAAGAATCTATTTTTCGTTTATTTTCATATTTAAATTTATTAAATAAACTAAATAATTATGATGTTTGTAAAGGTAATTATAATTTACAAACTATTGAAAAAATAAAAAATATGAATGATATATTTTATAATGAAAAACACAAAAAAATAAAATTAAAAGATAAAGGCGATTCATCCGATTTAACTTTTATAAATAAAAATAATGATAAAAATATTTTAGCATCTACATCTAAAAATATTAACAAAGAAAATATTGGAAAATTAGACATTGATAAAATATTAACTAATTTTAAACAATATGAAAATAATTATACTTTATCTTTATGTTTAGTTATTAGAGATAGTAAAAAATTTAATAAAATGATTAAAAAAGTAGAAAACACAAATCATAAATTATTAGAATATGTTAATAAGGAAGATACTATTTTGATTGATTGGAATAATTTAAATGAAGCTTTTATACAATTTAAAAATATATATAAAAATAAATCATTTGATGAATTAATTAATAATATTAATAAACAAACTCTTATTTTTAAATTGCATCAAGAATTAACAGTATATAAAACATTAAAAATAAAAAATAATAAAATAAAAGAAATTTTATGGGGTCATATTCAAAGAAGTGGTAAAAGTTATATAATGGCTGGAACTATTATTGAAGATAGTAAAAATAAAAATAAATGTAATTATTTAATATTAACAACTGCACCTAATGAAACTATTTTACAATATAATAATGTTTTAAATTGTTCTCAATTAAATGATTTTAATATTATTAATTTAGATGGTGAATATAATAAAAATACAATTGATGAAAATGAAAATAATATTAAAGATAAAAATATTATAATTTGTTCAAAACAATTTTTACAAAGTAAAATTAATGATAATAATAAAATTACAAAAACAGATAAAGTGAATTTAATTAAAAAAATTTTAAAAGAAAATAAAATAAAAACAAAAAAAACATACACTGATGAAGAAATGGAAGAATTACAAAAAAAATATGATATTAATTTTAATAATATTGAAAAAATTAATAAAATAACTGAAATTGAATGGTTAAAAAATATGAATTTTGAAATTAGATTTATTGATGAAAGTCATAATGGGGGAACTACCGAATTATCTAAAAAAGTTTTAGATTTTTATGGTAAAAAATCATTTACTGTTCAAATTACTGCTACATATGCTAAACCTTCGAATGATTTTAATATTTCAAAAGAAAATTGGATTTTATGGGATTTAGAAGATATTAAATTATGTAAAAACATAGATATTGAAAAAAATAAACAATTATTAATTAATAAACACGGTGAGTATTTTAAAAAGTTATTAAATAATTATACTATTGAAACAATTAAAACGGAATATTCAAAGTATCCTGATTTATTTTTATTAACTGATAGATTAACTGAAGAAACAACTAAAGAAATTATTGATAAAACAAAAAATAATAATTATGGTTGGTCTTGTGAAGCTTGTTTTTTATTAAAACAAAATAATAATGATAAAATTGAAGAATTTCAAAATGAAAAAGAAACATTAAAAATGTGGTATAGAATATTTGGTAAATATGATAAAAGAAATATTCCAGATAAGGAATATCCAGATGATAATGTTTTTATGAAACGAATTAAGAATATTTGTAATAATCCAGAAACTAAATCAAGGTTTATTGATGATTTTGAAGAACCAATGGTTATTATGTGTTTTTTACCTCTAAAGGATATTAATAAAATTTCAAACACAACTAAAAAATTACTTGAAAAATATAAAGTTATACCCGATTATGATATTGTTATAATTAATAGTGATATTTCTAATAAACCTAAAAAAATTATTGACGATTCAAGAATTATTGCTAAAAATAATAATAAAAAAGGTATTTTAGTTTTAATCGGAAAACAATGTAGTTTAGGTGTTTCTATTAAAAATTGTGATATTGTTATACTTTTAAATAATAATGAAGGCTTTGATATGATTTATCAAATGATGTTTAGATGTATGACTGAAGATAAAAATAAAAAATGCGGTTTTGTTATTGATTTAAATATTCATAGAGTTATTAAAATGTCTATTGATTATTCACAATTAATTAAACCTCAAGAACATCCTAAAGATACTTTAAAATATATTTTACAAGAAAAAATTATTAATTTAAATGGTGATGATTGGATTTCCTCTTTTGGTAATAATAATAATGAAATAAATAAAATTACTGAAAATATTTATAATATTTATTCTTCTAAAGCTAAAGAAGTTATTGAAAGCTTTTTAAACCGTTTTAGATTTAAAGAATTATTACTTTCTAAAGAACAAGGAATTATTTTAAAAGAATTATTTGTTAAAAATTTTACAACTAAACAAATTAAAGATATTAAAGAACAAATTGAAAATATTAAAGATGAAAAAATTAAAAAAGGAATTGAAAAAATTATTAAAGATAATAAAGAAGATAAAAATAATGAAACTCAAGAAAAAGATGATGATAAATTAAATTATATGGATATTATTAAACATATAATACCTTTAATATGTTTATTAACAATTCATAATGAAGATACTTCTTTAAATGAAATGTATGAATATGTTAAAGATAATAAATATGTTTATACACTTTTAATTAATCAAATTAAAAGTTGGTGGGGTGATAAAGCAGATGAAAATAAAATTAATTTGTTATTAACTATATTTAATTCAAATTTAAATAATGATAAAGAAATTAAAATGATTATTAGAACAGTTAAAGAATTATTTATGAAAAATAAATATAATAAAAATGAATTATCAAAACTAATTGATAAATACTTAATACCTCAAGAATTAGAAAAGAAAAATAATGCTGAAGTATCAACTCCTTATTCTTTAAGGAAAGATATGTTAGATAAAATGCCTCCTGAATTTTGGACTAAAGAAAATACCGTTTTTGAACCTTGCTCTGGTAAAGGTGGTTTTGTTATTGATATTATTGATCGTTTTATGAATGGTTTGAAAGATAAATACCCTGAAGAAAAAAAAAGATATAAAGTTATTGTTGAAAAGTTATTATATTTTAGTGATATTAACAATACTAATATTTTTATTTGTAAATTATTAATAGATCCAAAAAATAAATATAAAATAAATTATAATGAAGGAAACACTTTAGAATTAAATATTAAAGAAAAGTGGGGTTTGAATGGTTTTGATGCGGTTATTGGAAATCCACCATATAATTCATCTGGAAATACTGGAACTGGAAATACTACATGGCAATTATTTACAAAAAAAAGTTTAAATAAATGGTTATTAAATAATGGATATTTATTATACGTCCATCCTCCAGGTTGGAGAAAACCAAACACAATAAAAGGAAAATTTTATGGATTATTTGAATTAATGACACAAGAAAATCAAATGATATATTTATCAATTCATGGAATTAAAGATGGAAAAATAACATTTAATTGTGGAACAAGATATGATTGGTATTTAATAGAAAAAAAGAATAAATATAAAGATACAATTATTTTTGATGAAGAAAAAAAAGTTAGTAAATATAATTTAAATAATTTTGAATGGTTAGGAAATTCAAACATAAATTTAATTGAAAAATTAATTTCTAAAAATAATAATTGTAATATATTATGTGATTTTAGTTATTCAAGATTAGATAAAAAAATTGTATCTAAAATTAAAACGAATGAATTCAAATATCCATTAATATATTTAACTCCATCTAAAGGAGTAAGATATATGTATAGTAAAGTTAATAATAAAGGTCATTTTAAAATACCAAAAGTAATTATAGGTGAAACTGGTATTGAAAATGCTATTAATGATTATGAAGGTGAATATGGTATGACGCAAGACAGTTTTGGTATTTTAATTAATGATAAAAATGAAGGAGAAGAAATATTAAAAGCTATTAAAAGTTTAAATTTTATTAATTTTATAAAAAAAAGTTGTTCTTGGAGTAATTTTAGAATTGATTACAGATTATTTAAAAATTTTAAAAAAGATTTTTGGAAAGAATTTATTTAATTTTGTATGTAATAAATAATAAAAATTGAATTAAATATTACATAACTTAATAATATAATTATGGAAGAAAACTTTAATACAACAGTTTATGATATTATTGAATATAATGATAAAAAATATTATATTGATGATAAATTAAAAAATATTTATAATGAAAATGTATGTTTAATATTACAATATGAAAATTACTCAGTTATTGGTAAATCAAATGAAGAAAATTTAAAATATTTTTTAGATAATAATATAATAAAATAATAATACAAAAAATAAAAAATTTATAAAATATTTATATATTAAAATGAAAAAAAAATATTTTTTAAAAGGAGGTAAATTACAAATGCCATTATTAAGAGAAACTATAAATCAAACAAATAAAGAATTTAATGAACTTATTAATAATGATAATAAAAAATTGCCAATGCCAATTATAGGTTCTAAAAATGTTATTATTGAAGAAAATAATAAATGTTCTCCTTCTATGGGTTTTGTTAGTGGTTCTTGTATTCCTTTATCTATTTTGCATAAAATTGCTGAAACTTATAATGAAACTACTAAAAATAAAATAATACTTATTGGAGAAGATGGTATTGATGAAAAATATTTAGATAAATACAAGTTATATTTAGTTAATGAATTACAAATAGCATTAGATAAAGACCAAACTAAATGGAGTGAATATGATTTTATGGATAAATTAGATAAAAATGTTAAAGAAATTTTAGAAAAAAGTATTTTTAGAATAGAAGGACCAAATAAACAATTTGAATGGATGGATTCAATAAGAATGACAATTGTTATGGAACAGTATGAAGATTTATATCAAAAATTTAAATATTTAGGTTCTGTTCCTCTTGATTTTGAAAAACATAGTATTTATAAAATTAAAGATATTAGTTTTAAAGAATTAGAAGATAATGGAAAACATAGATTTGGATTAATTATTAATAGTGATAAACATACTGGTGGAGGACAACATTGGTTTATGATGTTTTTTGATTTAGAAAAAGGTGAAATATATTTTATTGATTCTTGTGCTAAAGAACCAGAAACATATGGAAAAGAAATTGAAGAATTTGTTGATACAATTAAACAATATCTTGAAAGCAAGGGATTTGAAAAAGAAGATATTATATATAAATATAATACAATAGAACATCAAAAAGGTAATAGTGAATGTGGTGTTTATAGTATGTATTATATTGAAAAATTTTTGGAAGGTAAAACATTTGATGAAATTACTAAAAATGTAATTACTGATGATGAAGTTAATGAATATAGATTAAAATTTTTTTCAAATATTCCTAAAAATTGGAAGAAAAAGAATTAAAAATTAAAAAAGTTCATTTATTTCTTCAATTGTAAAAATAGAGCATCCTAAATTAAATAATTTTATGTATAATTCTCTATCATTATCAAAAGATTGTCTAATTGAATAATCATATTTAATTTGATTATTATATATTTTATTTTTAAGATATAAACATTTTTCATTTCTTTTTAGAAATAATCTAAACATTTCATTTTTATATGTAATATCACTATCTTTTATATTTTTTATAAAATTTTTATTTGTATTAATAAATGATTTTATTTTTATAACATCTATATTTTTCCTTTTTAAAAAATTATATATTTTACTTTGAACTGTTTCTTGAATGAATGGAGCATTAAATGTATTAAACATATCCCACTCAACATTATTATTATTTGGTGTTAATATATATTTTAATTTTAATTTATAATAATTTAATGTTAAACCATACTCCATACCTACTTTATTATTTACTTTTTCTCTTAAATTAAAAACTAATACTATTATTCTTTCTTTTTTTTTATAATTATCCATATTATAAATATTTGTATCTAATTCCTTGTTATAAGTGCTATACGAACTTCTACAATAACCACAAGGTATTAATGATTCTAATGATTTAAAAAAATTAAAACAATCATTTTTTTGTTTTTGACTTAAAATATCAGGAAGTGTAGAAATAAAACAATCTATTGATTTCCATACATTTGGACCAAATATTATGGGTGTTATATTTTTGTGATGGGTTTCATTCATAATATATTATTATATAAAAATTGAAAATTAATAAAAATAAGTTATTATATTAAAAATATGGGTATTCAAAATTTTTTGAAAAATTTTACAACTTATAAATTAAATAATATAACTAATTTTGATTCTGTATTAATTGATTGTAATCATTTATTATATCAATTAATTTATCAATGTAAAAATGATAATGATTTAAAAAATAAAGTTAATAATTTTATACATAATTTTGATTCTAAAATTAGTATTAATAAATATGTTTTTATTATCTTTGATGGCAATTATGATAATATTGAAGATATTAATCCTAAAAATCTTAGAAAAAGAACATATCATGATTCTGATGATTATGATAAACAACCTATTAAGCCAGGGATGAAAATAATACAAACATTTTTAGATTTTATTAATAATGCAATTAAAAATCAAATAAAAAAAAAATTTCTTAAAACATTTCAAATTATTATTGATGATGATAGTAATCCTGGAGAAGGAGACATTAAAATACTTAATCATATAGAAAAATATAAAACCAAAAATAATTGTATTATTAGTGGTGATTCAGATATGATTTTAATTAGTTCTGGATTATGTTTAAAACATAATATTAATATTCAAATTATGAATAAACCTACTCAACTTGAATTTATTAAATATTATGATTATTATGATTATTATGATTATGATTTTATCATTATAATGCTTCTGTTGGGTAATGATTATTTACCTAAAATTAGTAATATTGAATTTGATATATTAATTAATGCTTACAAAAACTATAAAAAACTTTATAAGCATAAAATTATTGAGAATAATATTTTTAATAAAAATAATTTTTTTGAATATGTTTATACATTAATTTATTGTCTTAAAAATAATCCAAATAAAAAATTAAATTTTTCATTAAATAAAATTAATAATGAAAGAATTCAAAAACATTATAATAATATTTTATGGTGTTTAAAATTATATAAAGTTATTGAAAATAAAAATAAATATATAGAAGAAAAAAATGATAAAGTTATTAATATTTATAATTTTTATTTTTTGAAATAATTTTTATTTTTTGAAATAATTTTTATATATAATTATTATATATTATGAATACTGAAAATATGGATTGGAAAATGATTATGTCCGGTTCATCCGGTTTTTTATTATTAGTTTATTGGATCACTAATTCTTTTTTAACTAATATGAATGAAGAATGTAATTATTATTATCTTTTTCATTTAATTACTATTGCACTATTAATTGGCATGTCATATATTATTTCCACTGGTAATGAAGATGATATATCCACAAAAGTAGCATCATTTATGATTGTGATATTATTTATCTTTGTTTTATATTATATTTTGTCCCTTTTTATTAGTTAATTTTTTATAACTTAAAAATAATAAAATATATATTATTTTTAATGTCAAAATACAAAAATAATAATTTACAATTAAATGATATAAATAATAAATTATTATCATTGGAAAAAAAAGTTTCCAAAATTTTAAATATATTAAATTTCTTAACAAATAAAATTAATGATATGCATAATGATATTTTCACAATATCACCTAATTCTACTTTTGAAAATATAAGTCCTATATCTTCTCCAATAAAAATAAATAAAAAAATAACACGTCAATATTCGGATAATTCTAATATTTATAATTATAGTTCTCCTGAATTATCTCCAAGAATAAATAATTACAGTGTAAAAGCTGTTAAAGCTCCAACTTATCACAAAGCTAATAAAACACACTTTTTACCTGATATTAAAAGAAAATCTTTACATTAAAAATTATTTTAAAGCACCACCTTTTGCTAATTCATCTGCACAATTATTACACAAACTATAATAATCATTTTTTCCTGTATGAGATTTTATATGAATAAAATTTACAATATTTAATTTATTTATTAATTTAACTGTTTTGTTAATTATATCTTTGTTTTTATATTCTTTTCCATTCTTTATCCAGTTCTTATACCATACTGTGAATGTTTTAATACTATATTCTGAATCTGAATATATATTTATTTTTTCTATTTCTTTTTTTTTTAATATTTTTTTACATATTTTTAATGATTTATATATTGCATATAATTCTGCTCTATTATTTGTTATTAAACCTTTATCAAACTTTTTACTTATATTATTATTTTCTCCATTTGGAAAATATACACCATATCCACAATATATTTTGCCCTTTTTTCTTGTTAATGAACCATCAGTAAATATATCAATATTCATATTATTATACTATCTTTTATAAAATTAATTAATCAATTTTTATATATTCAAAAATCAAATTAAATATACTAATTATTCAAAATTAATTTTTTCAATTCTATATTATTTAAAAAAAGGTTTTGAAATTAAAGAAAAATCAACAGAAAAAATTAGAAATATAACTTGTATGATTAAAAAATTGAAATAATTTAATATATATTTATTATATACAAATAACAATATGAAAGCAAAAATAATAAAAAAACCATCATTAGATGAAATATTAAATTTATCAAATATTTTTAATTTAGAAAGTCCAATTAATTTAAATAATTATGAATATATTATAATTTTTTATGATAAAAATAAAAATATAATTGGATTTATTAATTTTATTAAAATATATTATTATAAATATACAAAAACTTTTATTAGAGAAATATATTTTATCGACGAAAAATATTTAAATGCAATAATACAAAAAATGATTAAAGTAATGGAAATACAAAAATATTCATATTCTTATTTGCATTGTGATGAAAATTTTGATAAAAATACAATAGATATTTTGAAATTAAATGGATTTGATGGAGATGATTTTTTATTTTTATATTTTAATTAAAAATATTTACAAAATAAAAATATTTAAATCTAATAATTTATCAATTAATTTTTCTATGATATTATTTTTATCAATATCTTTCTCAAGTTTTAATTTATGAAATTTATTGGTTTTATAAATTAAAAAAACATCAAAATTATTAGTAGTATTATTAATTGTAATATTTTCATAAGGGATTATTCCAATTCCATAAGTATTTTTTTCATTGTATAATTTTATAAGAGGTATAAACTTATCTTTAATGTTAGTAATTTCATCATATTTATATATACAAGAAGAAATAATATAATCATTATTTTTTCCAAAATTTTCTTTAATAATAATATCACCAATATTTTCACCTTTACCAACAAGATTTAATTTAAAATTTTTATTATTTAAATCAAACTGAAAATATTCAATATGATTTATATAATTATCTAAATTAATATAATCATCATCCATATTTTAATATAATTTAAATAAATATTATTTAATTAATTCATTTTCATTAATTTCATTAATTTCATTTTTATTTAATGTAATATTTCTACAACTTAATTCATATACATTTATATCAGTATAATTTAACAATTTACAAATATAAATAATATCTGAAAGTTTAAAACAGTTATTTTTATTAAAATTTTCAATTATTTTTAAATAATTACAATCATATTTAAATTTATTCAAATTCATAATATTATTAATATTTTTGTAATCACTTGTTTGAATAACAGTTATTGGTGTTTTATGTAAATTTATTTCCTTGATAATTATTGGATAATAATTTAAAAAATTAAATATATTAAAATTTTTTTTTTGTTTATAAAATATTAAATTATTTATTATTAAAAATAATAAATAAGTAATTGTTATTTTATCATACTTATAAGTTCTTTCATTTAAAGGATGATAATCTTTAATAAAATTATTTTTATTTAAATTAAATTTATTTTGTAATATTATTTTTCCTAATTTTGTCAATTTTATAGAAGAAATAAAATTGTTATAATTTAATTTTAAAAATTTTTTTATTTTATAATGTTTATTTTTATCATTTTTATATTTTGTAATTATATTTTTACATAATTTTGTATATGTTGTATTTGTTATTGTAAATGTTTCACAATCACCTGAACCACAGTTAGTAATTTTAATATTACTTAATGGAATATTATGTATTTTAATATTTTTACTAAAATTATATTTTTTTAAATGTTTATATTTAATATCTTTTCCATGAGCAAAAATAAATAATGTAATAGATTTCATTTTAATTATTTATATTGATAGTATTATTTCAATTTTTATTATTTAAAATGGAATTAAAACAGAAGAAGAAATAAAAAAATTTATGATGGTTGTTCTAAAAAAAGACCTGATATATTATTAGATTTAGGATATAATATATTAATAATAGAAATAGATGAAAATCAACATACAACATATGAAAATATTTGTGAAAATAAAAGATTAATGGAAATTTCACAAGATTTAGGACATAGACCTATTATTTTTATTAGATTTAATCCAGATAGTTATATTGATGTTAATGGAGTTAAAATAAAATCTTGTTGGGGTTTAGATGGTTATGGTTTGTGTTCTATTAAAAATAAAAATAATTGGAATGAAAGATTGATAAAACTTAAAGAAAAAGTTGAATATTGGATAGATGAAAAAAATAAAAGTAATAAAACAATTAAAATTGAGAATTTATTTTATGATGAAAATTTTAAATAATTATTTTATTAAATTTTATTTATGATATTTAATAATATATGAATGATAAAATAGAATTATTTAATATATTTTTTTTGGATTGGGATGATTCATTATTCAGTACTGGGTTCATCCTATCAAATAATATTGATATTTCTAATGAGAATGATATAGAAGAATATAAATTATATTTTATTGAGTTGGATGAATTAATAAGTAATTTGTTAATGTCGTTAGATGAAAAGGGGTATGTATTTATGGTTACAAATGCAAATATTACATGGGTAAATAAATGTTTAAAAATTTTACCAATAACAAAAAATGTTATAGAAGAAAAAAATATAGAGATTATTTCAGCAAGGGATAGATATAAATCAACAAAGATGTTAAAGGATTGGAAAACATATACATTCAAGGATATAATAAAAAATATGATGAAAAGAGTAGATAATAATGATATAGTAAATATTATATCAATGGGAGATGCAAAATATGAGTATAATGGATTATTGTCATTAGATGATTATTTTAAAATAAATTACAGTGATAAAATGTATTTGTTAAAAAGTATAAATTTTATAAAAAATCCATCATTTGATCAGATATTAGAACAATTAAAAGTAATAAACAAAAGTTATAATGAAATAATAAATAAGATAGATTATATTGATTTTAATTTTGAATAAATATAAATAAAAAATTGAAATATAAATATAATTATAATAATAGTATTATAATCTGTAATAGATTAAAAATGTCAAATAATAATGTTGTTTCGTCATCAAAATTCAGTGATATTTTATGGTCTTTAGTTGAAAAAAAATTATCAAATGCGGATATTAAAAGAAATAAGATTTTGTGTGATTTAGGTGAAGATATTCATAATGATAATTATACGGAACAAATCAAATTGATTGCTATTGGTAATGATTATTATTTGAGAGTAAGAGATGAATTAAATAAATATATAAATTTTGATAAAATTAAAAAAAATGATGTAAAAAAGAGTAAAAAAATAAGTAAAAAAATACAGATTACATTAGATAATTCATATAATAATATTAATGATATTTTGAATATATTAAAAAATTATTTTGAGGAGAAGAATATTGTGGATTATGAATATGAGAATTTAATTAAGTCAATAGATTATATTGAATTGAGAATATTAATTTTAATGAAATATATAGACCATTATATTAAGAAATATAAAAAATCAAACGATAGAAATATAAAAGAAATATTATTAGGTTCAAAGAAGATATTATATAATTTAAAAAAGAATAAGAGAAATTTTAAAAAAATATTTTATTTGGAAAATTATGATATTGAATTATCTGATTATTTGATAGATGATTTTACAAAAAAGATAGATGAATTAAATTCATTATGTAATTATAATATTTATGAAATAGCAAATGAATATCCAAAATTAATTTTTGATACAAATTATGACATGACAATACCTGAAATTAAATTAAAGCCATATAAAACTCAAGTTGAATTAATAAATGATATTAAGAATAATTTTGATGATGGATTTATGATTAATTTGAGGGTTTTGACAGGTTTGGGTAAGACTAGTTCAATTACTGCAATTTGTAAATATATTAAAAATATGAATAATTCAAATATTAAGATTATATTTGCGTGTTCTGATTTGTTAGATACAGTAAGAATTCAGGTTGCAAAATTAATGTTTAATTTTCAAATTAAATTTGGAATTGGTGTTGGTAAATTATCAGAAGATAGTTATAAAATAGATAAAATAGTAAGAGAGGGTATTAATAAAATAGATAGTAATATAGATATTAATATAGATAAATTACCATCATATAAAATTACAACATCATATAATTGTGGAAAAGCAAAAAAATCAGATTCAAATGAAAGTCATCAAGAAAAAAAGTTAAGTATGTGTGATGCATTAATTTGTGATTATATTACAACATATATGTTATTAAAAGAAAAAAAATATGAATATGTGGTATTTTTTGATGAGCCAACAATTGGAATTAATAATAATGTGGTATTATTCTATTTATCACAAATATTATATAATTCATCAAAAAGAATGATATTATCATCAGCGACATTACCATTAAAGAGTGAGATAGATAATTATTTGAATTATTTTCAACATAATTATGAAGATGCAAAGATATGTGATATTTCATCTAATAAGGTATTAGTTGGTTGTGTAATTAAAGATTTCAATAATAATACAATTACGCCACATATTAATTGTAAAAATAAAAAAGATTTAAAATTATTTTTAGATAAGATAAAGAATTATCCATTATTGGGTAAATTTTATACATTAACATTTTTAATAAATTTAAATAAATTTATGGATGAATATAATTTGGGTATTAAAATGGATGAAATAGAATCATTTGATCATGAGAATATATTAGAAAATATATTATTATTATTAAAAAAGATATGTGATAAGGATGAAATTAATTTTGAAAATTTTATTAATATAAAATGCAAAGAGGTTGATGAAAATAAACTTATAAAAAATGATATTCCTGAAGATTATAATAGAATTATTCCTGAAAAATTATTAACAAAACATGCATTTAAATATTTGGGATGTTGTTTAATATCAGTAAATAGTCCAAAAGATTATGTTGAAAATAATTTTAAGGAGATAATAACTAAATTAAAAGAAAAATTAAAAATTAACAGTGTTAAAAAAATGTATGAAAATTTTATTAAAAAAATAGAAGTTATTGATAAGGAAATTAAAAATTGCAATGATACAATGAAGGAAGATGTTAATGGTTCAAAGGATGAACGATTAAGAAAATTAAATGAAAAAAAACCTCAATTTCCATTTCCAAAAAAATTACAAATTAATACTGAAGAGCATATTCAACAATTTTCAAAATATGTGAAAGATTATGATAAGTCATTAGTAAAACAAACATTAGATTGTAAAAATATAGATATAAATTATTATGTTATTAGTGATGATATTAAATTTTTATTGTATATGGGTGTAGGCTTATATTGCAAAGACTTAGATGCAGAATATTGCAACTTAGTATTAAATTTATTAAATGAAAGAAAATTAGCATTTATTATTGCAGATGATTCGTTTTGTTATGGAGCTAATTATGCTATTTCATCAGTAATCATTAATGATTCAATTGGTGATTTGAATACAATTAATACAATATTACAATTAATCGGCAGAACTGGTCGTGTTGGTAAATCAGAAATAGGTCAAGCTTATATTGATAATAATACATTAAGAAGATTAATTGATTTTTTCAATAATAATGACAATAATGATGAAGAAGGTTTAGCAATATCCAATGTTTTTGAAAAAGTTAAAAATTATAATATTCAACAAGAAGAAATAAAGAAAATATATGATGAAAAACAAAAACAAAGAAAGATTGAATTAGATAAAAGACTTAAAAAGGAAAAAGAAATTGCTGAAAAGAAAGCCTTAAAAGAAAAAGATGAATTAGAAAAAAGATTAAAAGAGGAAAAAGAAAAAGAAGATAATTGGGGAAGAAATGATGATAATTTTAATGTGGTAAATAATAATCATCAAAATAATAATTATCAAAATAATAATCAAAATAATAATCAAAATAATAATCAAAATAATAATGATGATTGGAGAAGTAATAATTCTATTGTATTAAATACAAATAATAATGTTAATATAAATAATAATGAAAATAAGAAAAAGAAAAAAATAGATAGAGAAAAATTATTTGGTTCTGATCATAATAAGGAATTAAGTGAAGAACAGAAAAAGTTTAGAGATAGATTTCTATAAAAGATTAAATACATAATTAAATAATTTTTTTTATATGAAATTAAATAATGACTAAAAATTTAATTTCATTGAAATTGTTGGATATAATAGAGAATATTGAGTTAGGATATGTGAATATTCCTTATAAAGAAATTGATTTAGTTATAAGTGGTGGTGGATTTAGTGGTTATTATCATGTTGGTTTTTTTTATTTGTTAAAGAAATTAATAAGAGATAATAAAATTAAAATAAGAAATATTTATGCAACATCAGCAGGTGTATTATCATCTGTATGTTATTTATGTGAAATAAGTATATATGATTGGTTTAATACATATTATAAAACAAAAGAGATATGTGATATAGACATTCATTCATCTGTAAAAAAAGTGATAAGAGAATTATTACCAAAAAACGCTCATAAAATATGTAATAAAAAATTAAATATTGTTTTATCAAAATTTAATTATTATAAATTAGAATGTGAGATAATTAATGAATTTAATTCATTCGAACATTTATTAGATATAATAGATGCATCAATAAATATACCATTTATTTTATCTTCAAAATATGAGGGTGTAATAATAGATGGTTCAAGATATTATGATGGTGGATTAACAAATAATACACCAATTATATATAATAATGATTTACCTCAATTAGTATTAAAAACACATGAAATTGATTATCCAATAACTAAAAAATTTTGGTTGAATGATCCTTATTTAGAATTGTTAATAACAAGAGGAGCTATTGAAAGTTTTGATTTTTTTACAAATAAAGTAAATAATAATTTACCAATAGAATGGATTGATAAAAACCATAAAAAAAATAAAATTGAATATTATAAAATTGATATAAAATATATAAAATATATTTTACCTGCTATGATGTTTTTGTATTCATTAAAATAAATATAATTTTTTTAAATATTTTTAATTTTAATAATAAAAATTAAATCTTTTGTTTTGTAATTTCTTCTATCTTTAAATTCTTTATAATAAAATTTAATATTAGAAATATTTAGAATATTAATTATTTTATTTATATAAATGTCATAAAATAATTGTGATAAATTAACTTTTAAAGCACAATTTTGTATTAATAAATAATCATCATATTCTTTAAAACACCAAGATTTATCACCTAAATTATATTCAATATTAAGAGGCGTTAATAATGTAAAAAATTTTTTAATATCAATTAAATTTAAATTAATTTTATAATTTGAATTTAAAATTTTATTAATTAAAACAAGTCTTTGTTCATTATCGGTTAAAACTTTATTATTAATATGTTTTAAAAGTTCATTATTTCCTTTATGTAAAGTATCGATAATGGTATCAATATTCTTTAATAATTTTGTATCATCATTAATATTATTGTGCATAAAATAGTGATAAGTTTCATTCATTTTTAAATTATCAATAACAATGATTATTTATTTATATTTATAATATAATATTATTTAATGGATGAAAATATAAATAAAATAGAATATTCAAGTTTTATTTATGATATAATAAATAGTCAATCAAATTTTACATTATTCTTTTTTAGTGTTCTATTTGTTATAACTATTTTAATATTTTCAAGTATTGAAATTTCTTTTACATTATTTGTTGGATTAATAATATATGTTTTATTTATTAAATATTACTCAATACTTAACAATACTGCAAATATTAATGAAAATGAAAAATTTAAAATTAAAAAAAATAAATATGATATTTCAATTAATCATCCTGAAATTATTGATTTTTTATTTAATATTGAAGATTTAAAACAATTTAGTTTTATATTATTTAATGAATTGAAAATTTTAATAATTAATTTTGTTAATACATATGATGATTGTATAAATGATTACACATTAGTAAATGATTATTATAATACACTTGTAAATTTAAAATTAAAAATATTAATAACTATAGAAAATTTTAATATAAATGGTGCTCCAAAGGATATTATAATTAATAATAAACAAATGATTGAAAATATTTTAAATAAATATTTGGATAATTTAAAATTATTAAATAATAAAAATAATTATTATAATGGTTTTGATTTATATGCCAAAGAAATAGAAGATAATAATATTAAAGCATCCAATTTATTTGATTATGAAAATATTTACAGAGGAAATTTATTAGATTTTAATATTCAAAACTATAATTTTATTTAAAAAAAATATAGTTTATTATTATATAATATGAATAATGAAAAATATAATTTTGTTTCAGGTAAAAAATTAGGATATTATGATGTTAAAATTACACATGACTTTACTATAAATTATTTTCAAATTTCTAACTTTGAACGTTTTGATAATGAAAATTATAATATACGTTCATATCTTTTTAAATCAAATTGTGATTCTGGTGGTTGTTGCTTTGAATTTGTTATTAAAAATGTTAAAGATTATCAATTATCAAAATCTGAATTAGAAGAATTTAAACAAGTTCTTAAAAATTCTAAAAATACACCTACACATAAAGTTATGCATAAATTTTTTAATTATGTAAATTTTACAACTGTTCCTCCACCAGATGGAAGTGAGCTTTCACAATGTAATTCCGAATTATTATACCCAATACAATTTTAAATTGTACTAAATATAAAAACGCTTGATGCATATAATTAAATATACATCGCATAACAACAATTGACACTATAAAGGGTTGTCGTTACTTATT